GACGAACAACTTCAACAAGATATAGTAACCAAACAAGTATAGTAGCCATGTGTTTTTCACAACCTAAGATGCCAGCGATGCCGCCACCACCGGCTCCCACTCCACTTCCAGCTAAACCTCCACCTCCATTAGCTATGGCTAAGAAAGCACCTACTAAGAGAGCTACTCAACCTACTAAGCGTAGTAGAGGTACGGCTCAAGTTACTGCTCGTCGTCGTCCTAGTATCGGAATGGGTGGAAGCGGTGGTACTGGCGTACAGTTTTCTTCGTAGTAATAAATTAACAATAGTAATATAAATAAACATGAGTCTTCGCACACTTGATAAAAAGACTTTACTCTCAGATGGCACTGCGTCAGGGGCGGGTAATAGTTTCTCAGTTGAGCGTTCTAAGGGATGGACGTTCTTAATAGCAACAACAGTTTCAGGCACTGCAACAGTAGACATCGAAGCTTACTTCAGTGAGTCGTCTGCTTGGCACGTTATACACAGTCAATCTGTTACAACGGACGGATCGATTATGATTCGTGACGATCACGGACACTACGAAAAGATTAGAGCTAACATCAGTGCTTACACATCTGGAACTCACAGCGTCTACGCATCTGGTACTGTTGACTCTCTATAAAGAATGTCATTACTTCTCACACCGTCGATAGAGAAACCTAGCAACATAACACCGTTGCCCAGTAACTTCGTTCGACCTGCTTTTGAAAAGCTCTACGGATTTGACGCACCACAAGAAGAAGTCATTGACGGAGCAATCTTTACAGAAGCAAGTGAACCATTGACAACTGAATTAAATGAAATATTATTATTTGAACCCGCTTAATACTTATGGCCAATAAAAAGATAACAGAGCTTACCGAGCTTACATCACCAGCAGGAGCCGATCTCTTTGCTATTGTTGACGACACCGATACCACCACAAAGAAAGTAACCGTAACAAACTTAATGACCCAAGCTCCCGTTCAGGCGGCAGACATCAGCGGGTTAGCTACACAAGTTTCTTTAGGTAATCACGAAGCATTAACATCAGCCGTACACGGTATCTCAGCATTCGGTGCTACTCTTGTAGATGATGCAGACGCATCCGCCGCTCGCACTACTCTTGGTTTAGGATCAGCCGCCACTTCAGCAAACACAGACTTTAGTCCAGCTTTCTTTAGCATAGTTTCTGAGACAACAACATCCCGCACATTAAGTAATAGTGATAACGGAAAGATTATAGTTTGTAATAATACAGCTTTAGTTACAGTAACCGTACCTACAGGGTTAACTAGTGGTTTTAATTGTAAGGTCATACAAGAAGGTACTGGTAAAGTAAAAATCTCAGAAGCTAGTGGTGTAACAATTTCACTTATTTCTGGTTACAACACCACAACAGCTCAGTATGCCGTTATTGATGTAATAAACTACGCATCTGAAAAGTATGTTTTAGATAGTAATAACATAGGATTAGACCCATTTGCTTGGAATGGTAATGCAATCTCAACATCTTATGACGGAACTAATGATTATGCTATAGCTTCTTCCTCCATGAGTTTTACGGGTGAGTTTAGTATTTCGTTTTGGCTCCGTAAAGGCACGACACAATCATCTGGGAATGGTGCGTTTTTCGGATCGGCTTCTACGTCAAATCCTTATGCTTACTCTCGTTTCTCGGGGACTGGTGGTGACTTCTTAATAAGAGGAGGGCCGAGTTTAACTGCTTCTAGCTCTGCGATAGTAAATAGTACTTGGCATCACCTTATGGTTACTAGAAATTCTAGTAATCTGATTTCCATCTATAAAAACGGATCGTCACTCACTTCAGCTACGTGGTCAGGTACATTTAGTTTTGATCGCTTTATGGGTGGAACTTCCGGTTTGGGTTACTTTGAAGCTTTGTTTGATGAAGTAGCTGTATGGAGTTCTGACCAATCCGCTAATGCTTCTAATATATACAACAGCGGTTCACCTGATAATTTAACAGCTTATAACCCGTTGCATTGGTGGAGAATGGGAGATAGTGATAGCCCATCAGATGGAGATACTACGCCGACTGCGGTTCCTGATGTAGGTTCAGACGGTTCAAACACACTAACACTAACTAACGGACCTGCCTACAGCACAACAGTTGCTTAATAACATCATGAAAACATATTGTATTATTTCTGCATCAGAGGTTAATGATATTGATTATAACCAAACAGTTGAAAAATCCTTTAGCACACTTCGTCATTCACTAGACGGTACAAAGACATTTGTTAAGTACGAAGGCACACAACCATTTTTTCTGCTCGGCAAGACGGAGTACACACACGAAGAGATACTAAACATCCTGAGTGGTCCTGAGTGGACGAGCGACGAGATTAACTAAGTATGCACGAAACAGCCCAAGGGCTATATCACTCGTTGGAGAACCAACGGTACTCTTTCTTAGATCGAGGTCGTACTTCTTCTGAGCTTACACTTCCTTATGTCTTACCTCCTGACGGACACAGTCACGCTAGTAAGTACTACACACCTTATCAAGGTATAGGAGCTAGAGGTGTACTCAATCTAAGTAGTAAGTTATTACTGGCATTACTCCCACCTAACGCTCCCTTCTTCCGACTTGTTATAGATAAGTATGAGTTAGATAAAGCGAAGGAAGATATAGGAGAACAAGGAGCTGAACAACTGCGTACTGACTTAGAGAAAGCATTAGCTGATGTAGAGCGTAGTGTATCACAGGAAGTAGAAGTACAGAACTTTAGGAACGGCATCTTCCAAGCGTTAAAGAACTTACTGGTTACTGGTAACTCTTTATTGTATCTACCTGACGAAGGTGGTATGCGTGTCTTTAAACTTGATCGTTATGTTATCAAGCGTGATCCAATGGGTAACGTTACACACATAGCTATTAAAGAAACTGTAGCTCCAATGATGCTCCCTGAGAGTGTTCGTGAGGAAGTATACAGGCAAGAGAAAGAAAACACTTGTGATCTATATACAGCGGTAGTACGAGAGGGAGATCACTTCAACGTTTATCAAGATGTCAAAGGTATCCTCATCGAAGAAAGTGTGGGTAAGTATCCAATCGAGAAGTCCCCGTGGCTCCCTTTACGTTACACCCAGATTGATGGAGAGGACTACGGCAGAGGCTTTGTTGAAGAGTACATCGGAGACCTCAAGTCGTTGGAAGCACTTACAAAAGCTATCGTCGAAGGTAGTGCAGCGGCTGCTAAAGTATTGTTCATGGTCAACCCGAACGGTACAACAAGATCAAGAACCTTAGCAGAAGCACCGAACGGAGCAATCGTACAAGGTAGTGAAGCAGATGTATCTGTGTTACAGCTTAATAAGTTTAATGACTTCCGTACTGCTCAAGCTACTATGGCTGGTATAACAGATAGACTTAGCCAAGCTTTCTTGCTTACATCAGGAGTAGTTAGAGATGCAGAACGAGTAACAGCTGAAGAGATACGTATGCTCAGTCAGGAGTTAGAAGCTGCATTAGGCGGTCTTTACTCTTTGTTATCACAGGAGCTACAGCTACCAATCGTTACTAGGTTGATGGACAGAATGTCTAAGGACAAGCGTCTACCTAAGATACCTAAAGATATTGTTAAGCCTACTATTGTTACAGGTGTTGAAGCTCTAGGTCGTGGTAATGATCTTAATAGATTAGATATGTTCCTGGCTGGAGCTAACCAAGTAGTAGGACCACAAGCTGTTACTCAATACTTAAACGTTAGTGATTACTTTAAACGTCGTGCTACTGCTCTAGGTATAGAGACTGAAGGACTAATCAAGACGGAAGAAGAAATTCAACAAGCTATGCAGCAAGCTCAACAACAAGAGATGATGATGAAGTTAGGCGGACCTGCAGTAGCACCTGCTATCAATGCTGCACAAGAGCAGTACATGGCAACCCAACAACAAGAACCACCTCAAGAGGAATAACAAACAATGGCTGAATTACACCGAGTAGAGATAAATGAGAAAGCACCAAGCGAAATCGAACCCGAAGAAGAAACCAACACCGAGAGCGAGGAACTACCGCAAGAGCAAAGCGACCGCCCGGAATGGCTCCCCGAAAAGTTCAAGAGTCCAGAGGATATGTCGAAAGCGTACTCCGAATTGGAAAAGAAACTTGGACAAAGTCCTGAAGAAGGTACGGAAGAGTCTGAACAAGTTGAAGAGAAAGCTGAGGACAAAGAAGAACAAACTGAAGAGAATACTAGTGAAGCATACCAAGCGGTTGCGGAAGCGAGTAAAGAGTTCTTTGAAAACGACGGTCAACTTAGTGAGGAAACTTATAACACTTTAGAGAAAGCTGGACTACCTAGAGACTTAGTAGATAGCTACGCCGCTGGTCAACAAGCTTTACAACAATCTGAAGAAGGACAAATCAAAAGCGTGGCTCAAGGGAACTACGAAGCGATGGCTGAGTGGGCGAACGAGAATTTACCACAGGAAGAAGTTGAAGCTTTTGACGAGGCCGTTACGGGTGGTACAGTTTCGCAAGCTAAGTTAGCAGTCCAAGGACTTTACGCTCGCTATCAAAATGAGGTAGGAGCAAAGCCGAAGCTTACACAAGGAGGAGTCAATGGTGCATCTACTATGCCTTTTCGTTCTATGCAAGAGCTTGCACGTGCTCAATCAGACCCTCGATATAAGAGCGGTGATAAAGCTTATCACGAAGAGATTGACAGACGTTTGCAAGTAAGTAGTATTTAGTTGTTCATTCATATATAGGTAGAGTTCCCCTAGCGTTGGTTATTGGTTTGCTGACGCTAGGGGTTTTTCGTTATGATGACTGTAATGAAAGAGTTGAACGAAAACACACAGGTTAAAGCTAACATAGCATTTGTTGCTAAAGTAATAGCTATAGTAGGTACAGCTGTGTGGGGTTATAGCGTACTGTGGAACAAGCTTAATGCGTTAGACTTAGAGATACTACGACTTAAACACGACGTAGAACTTAACGCAGAGTTCCGAGTGAAGTGGCCTAGAGGAGAGTTAGGTGCATTACCTGCTGATGCTACTCAAGATATGCGTTTAATGTTCATGGAGAAGCAAGTAGGCAAACATGAAGAACTACTAGATAGCCTACGATACAAGGAGTTACAGTGAGATGGGTGAGTTACTTATGTTATTTATCACGGGCGGTGGTAGCACTGCTATGGGGGCGATTCTTAAAGGCGTGTTCGGATATGTCTTTGAAGCCAAACAGAACAAGCATGATCTTGAAATGGCGAGAGAGGCTCGTACGTCTGATAATTTCCTTCGACTACAAGCTGAAATCGCTAAAGGAGGTACTGGTGAGTTTGTTTCTTTTACTCGTCGTATTCTTGCTGTTATCGGGGTGTCTACGCTCTGTAGCTGTATCATCCTTTGNACCCTCTATCCCCAAGCAGAAATCGTTACCTTTACAAACGCAGACGGAGAAGGTGTCAACGAGTTCTTCTTTGGACTCATCAGTTTCCAAGCCCACCAAACACCGATCACCATCTCTTCTGGACACATCAGCCTTATGGGATGCACGGTAATATTGCCTTGTATCTTAGGTTTTTACTTTGGTCCAAGTGGTCGAAGAGGTTGACAGTCAAGCATTTTTCCTGTTTACTAATAGATAAATTTAATCGACAACTAGCAACAACTAGTCCCTCGACCCGCTGCGGCGGACAATCCTGTGAAGACGAAAGAAGTGAAAGTCAATCGGTAATCATATAACATACATTCACAAATAATTAACATAGGAGATCATATATTATGGCAAATGGAAATACATCCCCATCACGTGTAGGTCTTATTGAAGGTGGATCCGACAACGATGCTTTGTTTCTCAAGAAGTTTTCTGGAGAGATTTTGCAAACCTTTGACGAGTCTAACGTATTCAAACCACTACACACAATCAGAACCATCGAAAGCGGTAAGTCTGCACAGTTCCCTGTAACTGGCATTGCTTCAGCTAACTACCACACCCCAGGCGAGAACATTGCTGACGGAGGTAACAGTTACTTGAGCGATATTGCTAAGACTGAGAAGATCATCACCATCGATAAGATGCTTGTTGCTTCTACCTTCTTGGCTAACATCGACGACGTAAAGAACCACTACGACATCCGCAGCGTCTACGCTAACGAGTTGGGTAAGGCTCTTGCTAAACGTTTCGATACTGCTGTAGCTAAGACATTCTTAGGTGCTGCTCGTGACTCGGCTAACTTAACAACTACTTCCGCTGGTTCTACCTACGATGTAGCTGGAGAAGCTTTTGGTCGTGGTAACCTTGATCCAACTGCTGTTGATACCTTCACTGGTGCTCAGTTAGTAGGTGCTTTGTTTGCTGCTGCTCAGAAGCTTGACGAACAAGACGTTCCTTCTGACGGTCGTTTCTGCGTTCTTCGCCCTGCCGAATACTACAAGTTAGTAACAGGTGCTGACGCTTCTAACACCTTCAGTCTTACTTCTGTAATCAACTCCGACATCGGAGGTCAAGGAAGTATCGCTTCTGGTAACGTTCCACAAATCGCTGGTATCAGTCTCTACAAGTCCAACCACCTCCCATCAACTGATTTGTCTGGTGGAGCTGGAGTTGATGCTGGTAGTAACAATGATATCTTTGCGGGTAACGGAGTAGGGTACGACGGAGACTTCCGTAATACCTTCGGCTTAGTTTCTCACAGTGCTGCTGTAGGAACCGTTAAGTTACTCGACTTGGCTACTGAGTCTGAATATCAGATTGAGCGTCAAGGTACATTGTTTGTTGCTAAGTACGCAATGGGTCACGGAATCCTCCGTCCTGAGTGTGCTATCGAACTAGCTTCGTAACTCTTCTCTCGGTGTTGGGGAGGTCTGGATTCGTTCCGCTCCCCTCACTGAGTATTTTTATACTTATAACTTATCATGGCTCTGACGACTAAACTAAACGCAGTAAATACAATGATCAGTGTTATCGGGGAAGCTCCTGTTAATACGNTAGGNGGTACAGCAGTACCCGTATCAGTCGTCCAAGCCGAAGCCGTACTCGACGAGACTAGTAAAGCTATACAGTCAGAGGGTTGGCATTTTAATAC